CCCAGGTTGATCTAATTTGTTAAATAGTGGTATTCCTCCCATTGTTTTGCTGTTGGTTTAGCAAGTATCTTAACCCTAATAGAGTTTTCAATACGTAACTGCTCTTCCACTGTTATACCCCAAACACGTTCAAAATTGCACCTTGTCTGTAAGGATATACTTGGATCGCCCGTTTTCCACCATTTCTGCATCTCAGCATAGTGTTTTTCCAACCACGGATTAATATAAATCTTTCGGTTAGTGCCTGCCTCTTCAATCATCTTGCTCGCCATAGCACTTGCAATTGGGACTCCCCAACTTGCTGCTCTTTCACATAACCCGAGGGTATTGATGAACGCGCGCTGTTCTCCCTTGCCGGCACGAGTTGTTCGAAATGATGTCCGACCCATAACACGAGCAGGATTACGAGCCATAGTGACCCCATAGTCCGTCTCAATAATACGTGCCTGACAAAACTCAACTTCATCAATATTATGTGCAACCTCAAATTTCATATTAAACCCTAATTCTTTGAAAAACGACATGTCGAATACTCTGCATAAATGAGTTCGTTCAATGACCACTACACTATCATCACCATTAACTAAAATAGATCCTTTAACTTGGTTGTGTAATAGAAAATTTTTAAGCATAGTCCACATTATAATAGAATTTCCCAATCCAGTATCCATATCACCGCTCATACGTGTGCCATACGTTTTGTATCTTACACCTTGTCTTGTAAATCCACGATTAACTATCGTCTGATTCCATAGCATTCTTATCTTACGATGATATTTCTTATGGAACAATTTACAATACACATCACGACAGTACTCTATCCATTGTTTAGACACACATGTATCAAACTTACTGGCATCAAGTAGTAGGAAACATGGGTTTGCGAACTTGCTGGCTTTCTGACATAGCTCCTCAGCAATAGTGAACGGGTCACTCTTACCAACAATCTTTGTGTCATACTCATCTTTAAGTGCATAAAACCATTTCTCCACAGGTTTAGTGAATCGTGCTTGTTCAAGTGCGAATACTGGATTGCGAAATTGAATTGCTCTTGGAGCCTTGCTTGGTCGTCCCATTTCCAAATCATCTTTGCAGAACATATTGACGTAACCATCGGATCTTTGCAAACCCCGATCTTTGTATGTTAAATACGCCATTTAATACTTTGTTCGCCATGCACCATTATAATCACGTATGACTTCAGGACGTGTATATGGTTGCAGATTTGGAAAGGCAAAGGTCTTTGTTATCAAGTTTTCATTTATATCTCGTGTCATTTCTGGTGTTGCTATTTGATGTCTATATTGCAAAGCAATAATTTGATTACATTGACAACCATTATGAGTCCAAACACAGGGGGTCTCTGAAAAATTGAACGTAGCATGAGGATACGTCCATCTATTGACCACACAAGGTTTTTCATCATACTTGACCCATGATCTTGGTCTTGGTTCGGGTTTCTTGTCAACGTATTTGACCATACAAACAGCTGGAAGTCCTCTGGCCTATTCATCATGACCGATTTTGAATGTCTTCTTCCAAAGACCCCAAAACCTACTTCTAACGATTACACCTTTTGCTCTAAACTTGTTCACCTTGTTAATATCGTCAAATATTTTACTACGTGCCATTTTCTTAAGTGCATCAACTTCCATTTTCATTGGAACCATGGCTGCTAAGACCGTCCAATGAATAACTTTGAGATATAAAAATGAGTCAATATGATTAACGCGATATTTATTCATGAATGTTTTCGACAACTGATGGAGCTTTGCATGTGTTGCCGTTGTAGTGCCCGTGCCCAAATTATGCAACTTTAAATAAGTAAAAAGTTCTATATCAACATATTTGATTGATTCAATTTGCATCCATGGTTGTAGAGTCAATTGCTTCAGTGGCCGTACCTCGTCTCCTGCAAAAGCAGCGCCAGAGTCTGAGCTTCCTGGAACATTGTTTGCTTCAACTGGAATGCGTCTATGTGTACATATTACCTCTCCTTCTTTAACTGTTACATGCCATCTTACGCCCTTATCAACAAAAGAATGTATCTCACCCGAGCCACCCTTCTTAAAAACTTCCTTAAAAGTTTTATC